AGTTGGATCGTGGCTTGATGCTATGGATACAGACACCCACAGAGTTCATGGTAAGGTCATCACCAACGGAGCAGTCACGGGACGAATGACACACCATAGTCCTAACATGGCTCAGGTTCCTAGTTCTTCTAGTCCTTGGGGACACGAGTGCAGGGAATGTTGGACTGTAGATTTAGATAACTATCTATTGGTTGGTGCTGATGCCAGTGGGTTAGAGTTGAGGATGCTGGCACATTACATGAGGGATGATGATTATGTTCGAGAAATCTGTGAAGGTGATATCCACACCAAAAACCAAACTGCTGCCGGACTTCATACGAGGGCGCAAGCGAAGACATTTATCTACGCACTACTCTACGGGGCAGGACCAGCTAAGATCGGGTCGATTGTGGGAGGTGGCTACACGGAAGGGCAAAACTTGCTTAAGTCTTTTCTGGATAACACACCGTCCCTCAAGACGCTGCGATCAAAAGTTGAACGCTTGGCTGAGAAGGGCTGGCTACCTGCGCTGGATGGCAGGAGACTACAAGTTCGTTCCGCACACTCAGCACTTAACACGCTACTACAGGGTGCTGGTGCGATAGTAATGAAGCAAGCTCTCGTTATATTAGACGAGAAGATTAGAAAGGAAAAGATTGATGCACACTTTGTTGCGAATGTTCATGACGAATGGCAGATTGAAGTTCGCAAGGAAGATGCTCAGAAGGTTGGTAGCCTTGCGGTTGAAGCAATTCAGGAGGCTGGCAAAGTCCTTGGACTACGCTGTCCGTTGACAGGAGAGTTCAGGGTAGGAGAGTCTTGGGCTGCAACCCATTGACTTATGTTGTAGATGTGGTATAATATATACTTAACTTTTGTTCAGGAGAACAACTATGGAATTGAAACCTCTTAAGATCGAAGCCGATATCATGTGGGCTTTTCTTGATACACCCAACAAGATGTCTGGTAAGTATCAGGTGGACCTTTGCAACTTGTCTAAGTCTGCTATCAAAGCACTCGAGGACATTGGTGTTAATGTTCGCAACAAAGAAGATAAAGGTTTCTTTGTAACTGCTAAGTCAGCTAACTACGCAATCAAGACTGAGGATGAATCAGGTACTCCTATCAGTGCTAAGGTTGGTAATGGCTCACGAGGCATCGCACTGATTAAACCTTTCTCTTATAATGTTAATGGTAAGAAGGGTGTTGGTGTTGGTATTAATAAGCTGGTTGTTACCAAGCTTGTTGAGTACAACGCTGAGCCTGTTGATACCGCAGATGTACTTTAAAGAAAGGTAGACAATGGTTACTAAGACTGCAGCTAAGCTTCCCTCTGTTAGTGTTGAAGCAGACCGACAGGTGTTCACTGTCAATGTAGACACACCTAACTTCTGGGACAGCTACAACTTCTCTCTTCATGCGAATGGTGATATCACTCTTAACGATAACACTTTCTCTACACGAGAGACAGCAGTGGCATCTCTGCGTGCTATCGCTGACTTCCTTGAGAAGCTGAAGAAGTAATGAAAGCCTTGCTGGATGGTGACATCTTTGTCTATCGTATTGGCTTTGCTGCTAATGAAGAGACAGAGAGTATCGCTATCTCACGCATGGCTGTGATGTTAGAGGATCTAGTAATGATGCCTGAGATAGAAACCTACCAAGGGTATCTTACTGGGTCCAATAACTACAGGGTGCAGATAGCAAAGGAAGCACCTTACAAAGGGAATCGTAAAGCAGAGAAACCTATTCATTATAATCTTCTTCGAGAGTACCTTGTCAAAGCTTGGGGCTTCGAGATGGTTGAGGGACAAGAAGCTGATGATGCTATTGGTATCGCTGCTTATGCTATGCCCTCTGATAGCTACACTATCTATTCCATCGACAAGGATCTTGATATGATTCGTGGATGGCATTATAACTTTGTCAAAGAGAAGAAGTATTATGTTAACGAAGAAGATACCCTGCGAACTTTCTACAAGCAGATCCTCACTGGAGATAGGGTGGATAACATCCCAGGTCTCAAGGGTATCGGTGACAAGAAAGCAGAGAAGATTCTTGGGGAAGCTAAAACCGAGCAGGACTTATTCACCGCAGTATTAGCGGCTTATGATGATGATATTCTACGCATGACAGAGATGGCTCAGTTGTTGTGGATTCGTAGGAAGGAAGGAGAGATGTGGACACCACCAAAATTGTAATAGTAGAATGGATTGATGCCATGGCAGTTGGATCGTGGGAGTCTGATGTCAAGCCACACCTTGCTCCCTGTGTCACAGTTGGCTTTGTAGTAGCTGAAGATAATGACTGTGTCGTTATAGCCAGCACTGTCAGTGACAACGTGAGCAACTGCCACATGCACATACCGAAGCGTTGGATTAATAAGAGGAGATCATTATCAATTGAAACCAAGCAGCGCAAAAGCAAAAGGAAGAACGTTCCAGCAATGGGTACGAGACCAGATCATAGGAGTATTCCAGCTTGAGCAAGACGATGTACGATCCACAAGTATGGGCGCAAACGGGGAAGACATTCTCCTCAGCCCCACTGCGAGAGGAAGAACTGGCATTTCTATTGAGTGCAAGTCAAGGGACAGAATTGCCGTATACGGCTACTATGACCAAGCGAAAGAGAACGCAGGTGGAAAGGGAGAACCTGTGTTGTTTATTAAACAGAATAGGTCCAGCCCTCTTGTAGTTGTTGATGCTGTATACTTTTTAAAAACTTTGGAGAAAGCAAATGGTAAGTAAAGAAGAAGATAAAGTTGTCTACAGTTTTTCTTATGTAGATAAAGCAGGTGATACTCTTGGTGGTTCATACCCACTCGAGACTCAGCATGTTAAGACCTCTGTGTTTGAGTCCTGCTGCACTTGGGACTGTGTGCTCAATGACTTCATTCGATTCCTCGAGGGCATCTATGGGTACAACATCAGTGATAATGTAGAGATCACTACACAGATGGAAAAGCTGCAGCAAGCATACAACAAACGATTCGAAGATGAGCAAGACGATGACCACGACCACGCACTTAGTACTACCTGATATGCAAGTTAAGGATGGGGTTGACCTGTCCTATCTTGATTGGGTTGGTCAGTACATTGCAGACAAGCAACCTGATGTGATCATAAACATTGGTGACTTTGCTGACATGCCATCACTGTCATCTTATGATGTTGGGCGTAAGTCCTTTGAAGGTAGGCGTTACAAGACTGACATCGAAGTAACACGCAAGGCAATGGACAGACTGCTGACACCAATGAAGGAACTCAATGAGCAACGAAGAAAAAGAAAAGAGAAACAATATAGACCTCGAATGGTTCTCACGCTCGGCAACCACGAAGAAAGAATTGTCAGAGCAGTCGAAGGAGATCCTAAACTCCACGGCACTATTGGCATCGATGATCTCGGATATCGAGAAGCTGGTTGGGAGGTGTTTGATTACCTTACTCCTGTTGTTATTGACGGTGTGGTATATTGTCATTTCTTTACATCAGGTGTAATGGGTAGACCAGTCTCCTCTGCTGCTGCTTTGCTCACGAAGCGACACATGAGTGCTGTCATGGGACATGTGCAAGGAAGACAAATTGCCTACGCTAATCGTGCTGATGGTAGGCAGATCACTGGTCTGTTCTGTGGGTGCTGCTACTTACATGACGAAGACTATCTTGGAGCACAAGGAAACAACTATTGGCGTGGTGTCTGGATGCTTCATGAAGTACAGGATGGACAGTTTGACGAGTGTCCAGTTAGCTTGACCTTCTTAAAGAAAAAATATGGCTAAGAAAAACCTTCCTCCTAACTATCATAGAGACTGGCAAAGGAACAAAGCTATGTTAGATCCTGATTGGTACGAACAAAGAAAAGCAAGTCGTACTGATCTAAGGAGAACTAAGAAAAGTTTCTGGGTTTCTAAGTTTGGAGGAAAGTGTAACAAATGTAATGGTGAGTTTCCCGATTATGTGTTTGAGTTTCATCATTTAAACCCAGACGAAAAAGAAAAAACACCAGCACAGTTGTTTATGTTATCTGATGACAACATTGAGAAAGAGTTGTCTAAATGTATACTAGTTTGTTCAAACTGTCATAAAATAATTCATCACGAAGACGGCTACAAAGCACACGAAAAAAGGAAAAAGTATGGTTAATGTTTGGGAGAAGCAGATAGGGGGTGATCATTATAAGAAGACTAACATTGAACCTTGGGATGTCTTTCTAGACTGGCAGCTTGACCCTTGGCTATGCAATGTTATTAAGTACTTACAACGCCACCATCGTAAGAACGGTAAGCAAGACCTAGAG